TTGGCGCAGATCGATACGGCCACGGAGTTCCGGGTTGATTTCACCGACGCTGAAATTAGTTTGGACTTTGACAACTCGTGGCATGTCACATCAACTCAACGTCAAGCGTGTATCGATTAAAGGATAATCTCCGATAAAGGTAGTGCCGCTGCCCATACCGTCCGTGGCGGCGGCTTGGCGAAAGTGTCCACCCCTGCCACCCTCGACGGGGTTACCAAAGGCAATCCGCTCCCAGTGCTGGGCCTTGGACATCTGGTCAGTGACCGGCTCCGCGATGTGCATCGCTACGGCATATTTAAGCAATTGCACAAAGTACGATGGCATCTCCGCTTCCAGAGGACGTTTCTGATAGTCCACCGTGATCGCTGCTTGGTCGGTCAGGATTTCACCCTGATAGACTTCCCATCCGGATGTGATGGGGTTAGCTCCCACAGCGGAGGAATTAAATACTGCCCGTGGAACTTTGGTGATGGCATCCGAAGGCATCGGATAGGCGTATGACCACTCATTAATCGGGGTTGTTGATGATCTTGCCAGATCACTTTTGACCAAACTGAAACTCCACGGATACATAGTAATGCACATATCGCGGATGTCTGGATACAGTTCCGAACAGACATTTGCCTGGACTGTACCATCTGCAAAACTGGAGATGGTGTTCTCTCCTAATAGAGTCAAAGCGTGGCTGCAAATGGTTACATCTGTATCATTTACTGCCACGCTTCATCTCCCAAAAAAAACCAGCGAAGGGGGAAAAGGAGAGAAAAAACCTTCGCTGGTTCATGCCACCTAGTCAGTATCGGTCTCAGTGATAGCAAGGCCGTCACTGACATCGACTACACCGGAAGCATTCGACAGAACACTGACGATGTGTGCGGTTGGCGTGTTCGAGTCCACCACAAAGATGATGTCACGCACGTTGAACAGGGTTGACGCATTGTTAAAATACGCAGCGGTGTTCACCGTAGCAATCGCATCGGCTGATGTGTAAGACCAAACCTGGGGTGCTGCCCCAGCTTTTCCTCCACCGCCGATTAATTGAAGTCCGTCTGCACTATAAGCCATTGATAATCTCCTATTCTCTGGCTGTTATCGTGACACAGCCATTCGCATCGACTGCGATGGCTCCGGCCGACAAGACTACGTTGGTCAGCCAGGAAATCCGCTCCGGAACGTAATTGATTTCCGTTTTCGGAGAGATACCTTCGGCGTAACCAATTGCAGACTTATGCCAAGCAAAACAGGTCCGGTCGGAACTGCCGTCGATGGCAAGACCGCCTTCGTCCATATCGCCAATCATTATCATCTTGAAGCCAAGGAAATTATCGACGCGACCGTCAGTCATCGCCTTGTGCATCACATAGTCCTGCGATGCGGCTTTTTCTTCAGTCAGAAGAGCGGCAAGCCCGTCTGCGCTAATCGCCATGTAACGATCACCGGCGGGGACGTTTTGACCATTGAGCAAACGGCCAGCTTCTAACACTTTAGCCACGTTGATATTGGTGGTCGATCCGCCAATGCTGTTTGCCACCGTCAGCGATGTCGATGATGCCGCAAGAGCATCAAGAACAATCTGGTCGGCACGGCGCCCGATAGCTTTGCCCAGCGTCTGAACGAGTTCTTGACGCTCATCGTAGTTGACCTTCTGTTGGTCAAATATCGACGTATATTCGGGTGCGGCATAATCGGATAAAGTCGCCGTCACGAGACTATGGGTGACATTTAAAGCTGAAACGGCGGATTGCGGCACTACCACCTGTGCTTGGGCGGATGCCATTTTCGGAAACTGGACAGTGGACCCTACGACTCCGGTACGTGTCCTTATCGTGCCAGCGAGTTTTCTTTCGGCCTGATACGCATGATGTACTTCAGCCTCAAATCGCTTCACGAAATTTGTTGACAGACTTGTTGCCATTTTTCGATCCTCTCGATCAAGGTTAAAAATAGTCGCTGAACAGGTAGGACTAAATTTTTAGTCGGCTGCTACTAAACCGACCGGCCTCAAGAGAGGGTAGGGTCACAATGGTTGTAGGCATAGAATGCTTAAAAAGTCAAGGCACTTAATGCTTTTTATAGGGTTGTGACGTTTCAGTCGTTTTACTATGGCACGAATAGAGGGATCCCATGTCTTCCACTGCATCGTCATATTCTTCTCGCAGATTATTTATAATGTCTTGGAGAACGTCTGCTCTCCACAGTGGACCCTTTTTATGAAAATCGTTGGTGAAGATTACTTCTGCCTCACCGCATTCGCTATCGATCTTAATGTTAAAATATTTCGTTATTGGCAATTTGACCTCCTGTAATCACTCTCCGTAATGTCGAGTGAACGCATCCGCCACCTTTTTACGATAGGCGCTGCTTTTGTTGTAATCGGGATGGGCCACCATTTCTCGTAATTCGCTTTCAGTCGGCATCGATTCCGTATCCGGTGTCGAGTTCACCGGAATATCTTTTTCGCCGTAGTATTGCCGCAATCTGTTCAGCGCACGGATGCCGGCGGCGTTGCCGCCCATGATCTTGAACTCTTCAAAATCATCACCTGTCCAGGCTCCCTGGCGAACCAGACCTTCGGCCCATTTGACCACGCCGTTGGTGATCGCTTCGGCATTCGGACCCAGCTTTGCCATTTCGGCATCCATGTCGAACTTTTCTTCCGGAGCCTCAACCGCTTCGGGCATCGTTTCCAGGACCATACCGACAATCGACTCGAAATCATCCTGGGTCAGGCCACGATCCGACGCCATCGACTTGAACTTGGTCATCAGTTCATCGTCTTCCGGTATTTTTTCACCGACAAATTTCAGATCGTAGGCACCGTCTTCCGGCGCTTCGTGTTTGCCGTTTCGGAGCTTCTTGTAAAGTTCCTGTTGGGACTTAGCCAATCCCTTATAGTCGGCTCCTTTGTCTTCATCCCAGAATCGATCTGGCAACCAATCTGGCCGCTCTCCGGATGCGGCTTTGTCAATGTGGTCAAGCTCCTCCTCCTCAACCTCCGCTTCTGGTTCTTCGATCTTGGCATTGTCCAACAGTCCCTGTGGTTCAGCTTCCGCTTCCTGTGCTTGTGCTTCTTCAGCCATCGCTTGCTCTCTCGCTCCTTAATAAGATTTCCCTGATTAATGTGTTCTGGCCTTCCCGAAAAAAACCGAAATCGGTTGTGTATCCGGGCGCCCAGGACGGCTGGTGCAGAAACGCACCGCACAACCAATCCAGCAACCTTTGACCGTCATCGGTTTTGGAAATCCTGGCTATGGACTTATCCAATTCGGTCTGAAAACTTTCGGTATGTTCCGGCGGCAGAGGATTTTCGGCGTTGACGCCTTCCCATCCCGGTGTGTTCATGTCGATGATGTCAGCCATCATCATCTGCCGTCATACCTTTCGTTGTCCTTAGAAGTGCCGCCAGTTCGCGGGGGTGTTCCCTGATGATCTCAGAAAGGTCGGACGATACCTTTCCAGCCAGAGCAAGTAGTACATCAACATCAATGTCGAGGATTGCTGCGATCTTGCGCACCTTGTCTTCGGCTGGCGGCGGAAACTCGTCCCGCTCGACTTTGGAAACATAGGTTGGGCTTACGCCGATTATTTTTGCCATTTCGCGCAAACCGATCTCCTTTTCCTCGCGTTTCTGTCGCATGAATGCGCCAAATTCTAAATTCATATCTCCCTCCTTATATTTGATCGGCGTAAATTAGCCGATCATGCCGCTGGCGGCGGCGGTGCGCCTTCCGGTGGCATCTGTTGTTGAGCTTGCATCATTTCACCGATTTGCTGTTCCAGTTGCTGCCGCTCTTCATCGGACGTTCTCAAATTAAGTGGAACGCCCAGCTTATCGGCAACGTAGTCAGCCAGCGCATCTTGCTTGATGGTCGATTGAGCCACCGGCCCCATTTGAGTGGCGATTTGCGCCCACTGCATGGCGTCCTGAATATCGTCCAGATTTTGCGCTTTCGCCAAAGGTGATACCGGTACGATCTTGACTTCCAGCCCGTTGATCTTCAGCGGTAGATTAATCAGGCCCATGTCATCCATGATCTGCATCGACCTACGGGTTAATGGAATCATTGCCTCCGTAATTAGTCTCCCGAAACTTGACCCCATATTAACCGACAGCATCTT